ACGATTACGTGGGAGGCTGCTGGGGCCAGTTCCAACTACAACTGGAGCACGGCCTCAGGATCCCAGAGGGCTCCGCGCTGGTACAAAAAGCTGATTCTATCGACAACGCAGGTTGTAAGTACCGATTGCCTCGCATTTCATTCTGAGATGGAGGCCAGCAGGACAGATGATTTTTTGAGTAAGGTCATCTTGACCGTGGCAGAGCAGCCCGGTAGCACAGACGTGGCGCTCATCAGAGCGGTCGGAGGCGCGGCCAATAAGGTCTCAACCACGCAAATCAGTGGAGGTGCGTACGCCTACAGTGCGGAGACTGTCAGTCAGGCAGCGGCGCTCCAAAAGACCATAAATACCGCGTTGAGGTCGAACAACAGCCTTGGTGGCTCCCTCTACGTCGCCCTCAACAACAGCGAGGCCGGTCAGGCCATGGGCAGTCGCATCTCAAATCGCAACGCTGTCGGTGCCGGGGGCACTCAAGACATTCACGTCATGGTCGGCGTGGGGCCTAAGACCTCAGCTATCAGTATCGGAGCCGGGGATACTCAGCGGTTCCAGCTTCGCTATATTGCTGCCACAATCGACTGGAGTTGAACCGTGCCAGAAATCTTCGTAGATATCGCCCAAGCCCGAATCGAGACTGTCTCAGCCACCGACACCGACGGCTCTCAGATTGATACGCAGGGCTACCTTATCCCAGTTCTCGTCCCGGTAGACGCCGCCGCCGAATGGCTCGACCTCTATGATCCCGCCTCGGGAACCAGCCCGTCCGCCGCCAACAGCAGGATCATCGCTCGTGCGGTGCTTGAGGCGCTGAGGGTTACCGTAAACCCTTAAAGCCAGCCGTGGCGACAATACGAAGACGGGACTGGAGGAATCGGCCTGACTTGATGTCCTTGCCCCAAGCCGCGCTTGTCTTCGACCGTTGGCGTAAAACCTACGGTACGAACTACAATAATACCGGAGGCGGCTACGTTGGCGTGCCTTCCGGCCCGTATAGGAGAAAGCGAAGATGAGTCTTGATGAACTGGTCCCTTTAGTGGCTGGGCCTTTTGGTGCCATCGTTACGTGCCTTCTCGTTGGCATCGGCATCTACCGTCTCATGGTCTACATGTTCGTGCCCATGCTTCAGCGAAGTATCGACCGGCATTTTGAACAGGTTGATGAACTCAACGCTCGCAACCACGCCGAGCACCAGAGGATCATGGACCGTCTCGATGCCTCCATCGCTCAGTCCAAATGCACCTACAGTGAGGCTGCGAAGTAGATGCCGAAACCGTCCAAGGGAAAAGCCCGCGTCAAGGTCACCAAGGGTGGCAAGAAGGTCAGCTACGGTGCCAAGGGTGCCAAGGTCAAGCCCGGTACGAAGAAGGGTGATGCGTACTGTGCCCGGTCCATGGGTCAGATGCGTAAGAACAAGAAAGCCGCCAACGATCCCAACAGCCCACTCCGTCTCAGTCGTAGACGGTGGCGTTGCAAGGGGGAGAAGTCCTCGTGAAGCACGGAAACCTCAACATTCCAGTCGGGCGTATCCTCCGACTGCTTACCAAAACCCTGAGAATGTCCAAGGACGGTCTGGACCGGGAGGAGCGCCGGGAACTCGGCATTGACCTCCTGCTGATCTCAGCCCATATCCTTGAAGGCATCGAACTCGATGACCGACAAATGGGACTGTTCGATGCTGTGGCTGATACCAATGCCTGACGGAAGACCGGGAGAGTTCTTCTCGTGGAAGGAACTGACCTCCAGTGCCACAGCCTCACGGCTCGGTATGGACAACACTCCGAGCAACGAGCAGAAGGTCAACCTCAAGGCGCTGTGCAGTATGGTCCTCGACCCGCTCAGGCGTCACCTCGGCAAGCCAGTGCGTGTCACGTCCGGGTTCCGTACTGAGGCGCTGAACAAGGCCATCAAAGGCTCCAAGACCTCCGCTCACCGGTACGGACTTGCGGCGGACATCAAGGTGACGGGGCTGGACGCCCATGCGCTTATGGAGGCGGTGATGCTCACGGACATTCCGTTCGACCAAGCCATCGCCTACGCCCCCGGTCGCGGAGGTCACCTCCACATTGGACTGAGCACCGCCCACAACCGGAAGCAGACCTTGTGGGCACCCAAGGGTGGCGGATACGAGAAGTACGACTTCTCTAAATAGAGAAACCCCCACCTATCGAAACAGGTGGGGGTCAGTGACACGCTCTTGGCTGGCGGCGTCTATACGTCCTTGTAACCCGGTGGGTCAGGCTCGGTCCACTTCAGCGGCTCTTTCCGCTCAAGAGTCTCGTCTTCCTTCGCCCACGCGAGGAAGGCTCTCGCTTCCTTCACTGTGTGGTACGTGAGCGGGATCAGGGCGAAGGTGAAGCAGAGCGTGATGAAGTCGGTCATGGAACTTCTCCAGTGGAGTCAAAAGGTCGCGTGGGTCGTTGGGGAGGGGGCCTTCGTGGTTGATCCCACGGAGCAACAGGTTCAGGGTGTGGTTCTTCATGTCAGTCTCGGTCACCGAACTGCGCGAAGAACTCCATGATGCCAATGCCACGGTCCTCGTCTGCGGCGTCACAGGCTTCCTGCATGATGCGTGCAGCGGCTTCCTTGGCTTCCTTGATGGCTTCGGCGGGGCACCCTACGGGCACCTTGACGTGGATTTGCTTGGGTCCGGTCTTGACACGAGCGGTGAAGGTCGTCGCCTTGTATTCCACGCCGTCACGACGGTCTGTGGATCCCCGACGCTCGATGGTCCAGCCGTCTGCTTCCAGACCTGAGATGCGAGCCTGAAGGTTGCGGGACTTGGTGAGAGCTACGAGGTCAGCCGAGTGGCACCATCCCTGACGAATGGCGTCGAGGATCATTTCACCGTGGGTCTGCTGCTTGTGGGTCTGGGTCCAGAATGAGTTCTGCATGGTAGTTTTCCGTGTGGTTGGGGTTCTCTACATATAGAGGGGGTGAATAAACGAACTATTGAAACTTTTTTCGGGGTGTCCTGTTTTTGGGGTGAGTGCGATGACGAAGACGACGGGCAAGGTCGCGGGCGGGTTGCCTGTGCCACTCCATTAGGGCTGCGACCATCGGCTCAGTCTCCGACATAGCCTTGACCCTTCGGTACACGGTGTCTTGGGCGCACCCCGCCGTTCTGGAGGCTTTTGCCGTGGAGCCTGCGTCAACGTAGGCGGTGAGAACGTCGGGCCACTCAACACGCTTCAGAGCGCCCCTGAGCGAACCCTTCGACCCGGCGTCCTTGTAGACGTTGGCGAGGTGGACAACCCACTCCTCCGCACGCTTCAGGGCGATAGACCACCGCTGCTGGGTGAGGTCGCGTTCGTGCTCTACGTTGAAGGACACCCACCGTGCCGTGCCGCGTGGTCTACCTTCCTTGTATGCGAACGAGATGACCTCCCGGTCAGGTAAGGGGAGCCACCTGACGATCCTACGGAAGTCCCGGCGTACCGGTGCCCCGTAGGGTGACGGAGGGGCGTACATGGCTTCTACGCGGTCCTCAAGGAACCACAGGTCGTGGGGGTCGTGGACACCGGGACGGCCTCGTGCGTCCTGAGCGTCTTCCTTGGCTACCTCGTCCCAGTACCAAGCCCATGCGGGGTCATCGCTGTCGCCTACGTCGTTGGTCATTGGTGCCACCATTAGAGTTCCGCGAAGTCGATGATGTTGTCCAGCTTGTTCCCACGGTCAACCTTGCGGGCGGGAACGTCGCAGACCCACTTGCGGGTCACCCTTCCGTCCTCACGGACTGACTTGGACTTGCAGTTGAACTTCTTCAAGGTGGCGCGGATACCACGGATTACACGGGGGCGGTCGGAGGGCTTTACGTCGAGGTGTTCCAGAACTTCGTCAACGGTCACCGCGCCGCTGTGATCCCGAAGGCACTCCCAGACCGCCGAGGCGAACGGGTCGTCAGCCGTGAAGTGGTAAGCCTGACGGTTCCGTTCCGCGTCCTGAGCTTCGTTGAGCCACCACTTGTGGTCCTTGCCTTCAGCGGTCAGGTACTTGTAGAGGTCAACGGCCTCGGCCCACAACTGGTCCTTGTGTTCCTTGATGGCGTCAATGTCGATGTTCCCGACCTTGATGGGCCAGTAGCGGCGAGAGCCAGTCGGGTCGCGGAGGAAGTCGTCTTCGTTGGTCGTGGCGGCGAAGACGGTCCTACGAGGGATGCGAAGGTCACCCTTGGCATACGGGGGCCTCACACGGTCTTCGTTCAACGAGAAGTAGTCCTTGAGGGCTTCCTGCTCCCGCTTGGAGGCACCGGCAAGCTCAGGCCACTCCACGATGGCGAACCGGGAGGCACGGAGAACGGAGTCCTTGTCAGACGGGTCAATCTGGACGGGGGCGTATGACCCGCAAGGGGCGATGGTACGGAGCAGGGTGCTTTTCTGAGCGCCCTGAGCGCCCATGATGACCAGCATGGTGTCTACCTTGCACCCCGGTTCATAGGCGCGAGCCACGATGGACACGAGCCACTTGCTTCCGTACACCTTGACGAGATCGCGACCGGTCGGGGAGTCAGACAACTCCTGAGCGTTGCAGTGGTCCTCCAGCCAGCAAGCAAGGCGCTCCACACCGTCCCACTTCAGACCTTCAAAGTAGTCGAGAACCGGGTCGAACTCACGCTCGCGGGCAACGTCGAAGACCGCTGACATAAGGGTCTGCTCACCGACGCGGAGCATCCCGTACCGTTCCTCAAGGGCCGTGAAGTACGTGCGGCGAATCAGGGTGTCGTTGGCCTCGTCGCCTCCAATGTATGCCGTGGACTCCCGAGCGTTGAACTGGAGGGCGGGGAGGGTGGTGTCCAGCCCGACGATCCGGCAAATGTTGGTGTAGTTCGGGATCCCATGCGGGAGGTCGATGGGAGGGACAGCGTTGGGATCGTGGCGAATGGCCGAGTCCGTCTTCCACGAGACGGCATCACCACGCGCCGTGATGGCCGACTTGTATGCCCGACCTTCGACGGACGACGGGTGGTGTGCCTTGCGTGCCCGGTCAGTCTCCGACTTCATGGCACACACGGCGAGGGTGAGTCCGTGGGGATCCCCGTGGTTGGTGACCGCCTTGAGGGCTTCCGCACGGAGGGCACGACCGACCAACTGCTCCCCGTCACCACCCCACGTCTGCTTGACCTCGTACTTGACCCAAGTATCGAGGTGGTTCGTGGCTTCGTCCACGGAGCCGGTGGACTTCAGGACCATGACCTTCGCCACAGCCACAGCCAACTTGTCAGCCTTGTCGGCGGGGACCGACACGAGGATCCCGTCGTGCAGGGGGAGGACGACCCTGACGCCCGCCTCAGCCAGCCGGGGAACCGACACAGCCTCACGGAGCATGTCAGCCTCCAGACGCATCAAGGCGACCCCGGAACCGGCATACTTGCGCTCCTCCGTCACCCAGCCCTGAGACACAGCCTCGTCGCGGAGGTCAAACAGTTCCGAGTTCGCCTTGGGCCAGCGGGTCTTGAGCAGGTCACGGGCACGGTCGATGAACGCCTTGGCTTCCGGCTCGGTGAAGAACTCCACGAGAGCTTCGTGACCACCACCGTTGAGCACGGTGTTCAGCCCGGTCTTAGCAGCCTTGCGAGCCACGCCGGGGAACTGGGTCGTGTAGAGATCACCGGAACGAAGGTCAGCCTGCAACTGAGCGTCGTTCGACCGGAAGGCAAGGATTTGCCAGTGGGAAGCAGACCAGTCGAGGTCAACCAGAACCTCACCTTCATACGGAGAGGTGAACGCCTCGCGGAGAGGGCTACCCTTGGGGATGGACTGGACCGGGAAGGGGGCGACGGTGTAGGTCCGGTCTTCCTTCTCCGTATTCTGACGGACGGTCAGGTCGAGCACCCCGCCGTTCATCGCGGAGAGGTAAGGCCAGTGGTCGATCCCCAAGTCCCGCATGGCGAGCAGTTGGTCGGCGTCGGCGGTTTCCTTCCACTTGGAGAGTAGCTGAGAGAGTCGGCGGGGGTTGACACCTACCGAGAGGGCTTGAAATGGGTTATTATTCATATGAATGCTCCGTGGTTGGACGTTCAGTGGTTGCGATTGGATCCCCGTCGTCCCGGTAGTGGCGGCGGGGATCTCTCCGTTCAGCACAGGTCAAGTTCGTGGACCTTGGCGATGACCTTGCCGTCCTTCTCGGAGACGAAGCAACCGTTTTCGATGACGATGGCCCAAGGGAGACGACCGTGGGCGTCTTCCACGCGGACGTGGAGGGAGTTCTTCACCGAGTCGGTGACGTTGGCATATCGAATCTTGGTGACACCCAAGGTTTCCATCACGGTGCAGACCCTCGACCAAGCCAACTCGTAGTCAGCGGTCCCGGAGGACCGGATAATGGGAAGGGGGAGGAGATCACCGACGACCCGAGTGAGAACGTCGCCATAGTGGGCTGGCTCACCAAGGGTCATGCCTTCGGAGAGGTCGTCCTTCCAAGTGGAGTCGATAAGGGAGTAGGTAGTGGTGTGGTCGGTGTTCATATCAGTGGTTCCTGTGGTTGAGTTCAGCGATGACTCCGCAGACTATGGCGAGTCCGAAGGCACAGCATATGGCAAGGTCGATGACGAGTAGGGTGTGTGAGTCGAGGGTCACGCGGACGTGACCTCAGCGGCGAACTCACGGAGGGTCATACCAGCCGCCTGAGCGGCCTCGGAGAAGGTCTGGTTGCCGACCATGTTGGGCTGACCCCTCCACACTTCCGACTTGAACGTCTCCAGAGCCTCAGCGTCGTCTCCGAGCCAGAGAAGAATGTGGTCGAGAACCTTGCGGCGGGACTGAAGGCCGACTTGCTTGCCAATCCAGTCAAGGACTGCGAGTTCGTGTGCTCCGACACGGGTGACACTGGAAGGTGGGAGGCGGTGGTTGGGCATGGGTGCTCCGGTAGTTGGTGGCCGACCCCCGAAGGGGCCGACCGGGGTGGTTTCAGTCGAGCTTGAGGTTGAGCCAGTCGAAGAACTTGTCCTTCCGCATGGACTTCTTGCCCTTGAAGATGAAAGCAAGGTCAATGAAGACGAGAGCGAGACGGTCAGGGTCGTCTACGTTGTCAGCCATGGCGTCAAGGGTCAGGCGTGCAGCCTTGGAGCGCGAAATACGCATGATGGGTTCCGGTGGTTGGTGGTGAGGGTCGTGGTTGCGACCTGCTCAAAGTGTAACACAGAGTTACACCCATGCACAAGTATTTCTTCATGTAGCGGCTGGATGAAGTAGGTAACGGCGGACCGTTACGGCGGGAACGCCGTAGGCGTCGGCATCTTCGGGGTCGGTAACGGCTGTGCGGCTGTAACGGCTGGTCGCCAACTGGTAGCGACCCTCTATGTCTCCCCCCTTCTCAATCCTTCTATATATATGAACTACTAAATATTTATTGAAGTAGCCGTTACACCGTTACAGGGACGAAAAGACCCGTCAGACCGGTGCTCTCGCCGTAACGGGGGCGTAACGGCTGGCGTCACAGCCCCTCAGCGGTAGGGGCACGGTAGCCCCCCGGTAGTAGGACCACCCTTCACCGGAGTCTTTTGTATGGATTGCCCCAACTGCGGGATGAACCGCATCCCCACGAAGCAGACGATCCCTGCTGACCGGCGTGAAGACAACCGCGTCCTCCGCAAGCGGACCTGTAAGAACTGTCAGACCCACTTGATGACGCTGGAGATCCCAGCCGCAGAACTACGGGCACTGGAGCAGCAGGCACACAACATGGTGCTCTCCGAAGGGGTCGGTGCCCCTCTCCCGACTTCTCCGACCTCACCCCTGCTCGATATCGAGACTGAACTGGAAGACCTGCTCAGGCCCAGCCTCGACGCCTTGAACGAAGTCCTGACCTCAGCCAAGGATCCGAACCGGACCAAGGTGGACACGGCACGGTGGTTGGTTGCAGACCGGAGGGAATACCGGAAGGCGCTGGCTGAGACTCACGGCGCGGACGAGTCCACTGACCCAGCCATCGCGGAACTGGCGTCCATCTTGTCCCTCGTCCCTGACGTTGAGGTGGCTGAGTGACCGTGTGGCTTCCGCCGAACATTCCAACGTCGCTACAGGGCAAGCTGACCACCCTGCTTGGTGACCGGGAACTGTTTTGCCGCATGTTGAAGGTCTACGACAAGCAGTTGAAGAAGAACGTGCCGCTCAACGTGTGGCCCGCTCAACGGAAGGTGTGGTCAGCCATGGACCGGTCCAACCGGGTCTTGGTCGTCAAGGCACGGCAAATGGGAATCTCGGTCGGGATCCGAGCGTACCAGTTCCACAAGGCGTTCACTTCCCTTGACCCGCTCAAGTACGCCGTCCTCTCGTTCCATGCCCGAAGTGCCACCAACCTCCGTAAGCTGGACCGGGAGTGGCTGGCCGACCTACCGGAAGCCCTGAAGCGGGACATGTCGGTAGACTCAGCCACCGACTCACAGTTTGCCGACACCGGAGCAGGCTTCGCCGCGTTCACCACAGGTGGTCGAGGTGGTACACGGTCCTTCGTCTTCACCGGGGCACAACTCTCCGAGTTCGCGTTCTACACGGACCCCGACGAGGTTCTTGCTCAGGTTCTTGCCACCGTGGGTGACGGACCCATCATCATCGAGACAACGGTGAACGCCCCCGGCGATGCCTTCCACCGACTCGTTGAAGGTGCCCCGGAGAACGGCTGGGAGGTCGTCTTCCTTCCATGGTTTCAACACCACCCCTACCAGCACACCGTTCCCTCCGACTTCGCCTGTACGTCGTCTGAGCAGAAGATGAAGACCCAGCACGGGCTGACCAACGAACAGGTCTACTGGAGACGGGCACAGGTAGCCACGCTGGGTGAGCACAAGTTCCGCCGTGAGTTCCCCGCCACCCTGCAAGAGTGCTTCATCGGGGTCACCAAGTCCGCATACCTTCCGAGTGAAGCCCTTGCCGACATCGAGACGGTACACTTCAACACGCCGTACAGGGTCTTGGAGGAAGTAGACCTTGATGACTACTACGTCATAGGCGCTGACCCCGCAGGCGGCACAGGGGGTGACTACTCGGCCATGCAGGTCGTGTCAGCCATGACGTACCAGCCGGTCTACACGGAGCGGGACAACACCATCGCCCCTCACGAGTTTGCCGAGAGACTGGTACAGGTCGCCGCGAAGTACACGACCACCAACGGCCCGCCCTTGATCCTGTGCGAGCAGAACAACCACGGCCATGCCGTCCTCCGTGAACTGGACACTCTCGGCTACAAGAACGTGTGGACCGACGCCAACCGGAAGCCGTGGGTGACCACACACAAGTCGAAGATTGACGCCTATGACACGCTGAGAGAGTTCGTCATCAACGGGATGATCTTCAGGCTCGACCAGAGCACCTTGATGGAACTCCGGTCCCTGCAAATCCTCAAGGTAAGCCCTGAAGCCCCCGCTGGCCTCCACGACGACCTCGCTATGTCCCTTGCCCTCGCCTACCGTGCCCTACGGGACGTTCCACGTTCCAAGCGTAGAGAAGCGGTAGGGGCACGTATGGAGAGCATGATGTCGAACGTGAAGGCTCGCAAAACACGCGCCCGCCGCCTCCCTTGGAACGTAAGAAGCTGACCATGCACTACTACACCCACGAAGAACTTGACGGCGCAACACGAGCCAGCCTGAACGGGTTTGCTCGGTCAGCCAAAATCCACGGTCGCAGCAAGCTCAAGGTCAACGAACTGAGGGATGCCCTCCGAAAGCAGTTGCCGCCCCGTGAAGGCACCTCCCCCGGCTTGTTCGTGGAGTTGTGTGCAGGCACGGCTGCTCTCAGTTTGAGGCTACACAAGGAGGGGGCAAAGCCCCCGGTCAGCCGTATGGGATCCAAAACGGGATACGCCAATACGATCCTCCATGAACTGGGACTGTATCCCGGCCTCAAGGCGGAACGCTATTTGTGGTGCGAGCCGGACGACGGGTGCCGCCTGCTGCTTGAAACCTACCGTAACCACGACCTCGCCACTGCAACCGCCGAAATCATACTGGGCTGGAAGGACGAAGACCCCAAGTCCCTGTGGACAAGGCTGCGCAAGGAAGGCCCCGTCGTGGCACCGACCCCTCGCGAGACAGCACGCTGGACGCTGGCGCTACCCGGTGGCGCGTGGACTACTATGCCGCCGAGGGCGATATACTGTGGACCGGGGCACGGACGGAACCGCTGGGGCTGTCTGCCCGTACCGACAGTCGCAGACCGGTACGAAGACCTTGACGAACTGCCCGGTGAGATCACAGACGGAGCGGTAGATCCCCGTGAGGTGGCGCGGTGGTGCGTGTCTGAGGCGTGGACTATGTGCGATGCAAAGCCGATATACAGCGGTCCCGGTCGGCAGTCGGGCACAACCCACTGGCAGACCCTACCGGGAGTAGGTGGACGGGTAGAAGACCTACCCACCATCCCCGGTGAGATCACAGACGGGGCTGTAGAGCCGCCCCTGCTCCCGCCGAATACCGTGGTCTACATTGACCCGCCTTACGTCAACACGACGGGCTACAAACATGACCTCGGACGTGACCGGGTTGTGGAGTTGGCACTGGCGTGGCACGCTGCGGGGGCTACCGTCTGCATCTCGGAGCAGGAGGCCATTCCTGAGTTGGTTGCTCAGGGCTGGCGGTCTGTAGATATCACTGGCAAACGTCAGGGACAAAAGCGTACATTCAGCAAACAGAAATCGGAATACCTCACGGTCTCCCCGACCCCCTTGGAACATGAGAAGGTAGCCCCATGATGAAGCCCTACGAAGTCCGAGCGATCTACGACGACCATTGCCGGTACTGGCGTGACCTCAGACCCGAGATGCGCAAACTCCGCAACTTGTACATGATGAGGTTCTGGGACCGTACTGAGCAGCAGCAGCAAATCACGGTCGAAACCAGTCGCGGCTATGAGCTTATCGAGAGCTTCGTGGCGTCCCTGTTCACTCGCGACCCGTCCGTGGTCGTCACCCCTGACCTTAGAGGCCGTGGCGATAGCGCTGTGACCCAAGCGGTCTGCAACGACTTCCTGAGCCGGTCCCGCGATGCAGTAGAGCAAGCGACCCGTCTCGGTCTGGTCTACCCCTGCTCGTTCCTCAAGATGGCACCCGTTCCCGGCCCTGACCCACTCCAGCGTGTTGACGTTGAAGCCGTGGCACCGTGGGACATTATCGTGGACGCATCGTCCTCCAGTTGGAAGAACCAGCGGTACGTGGCCCACCGCTACCTTCTCCCGCTTGAAGAAGCCCGTCAGCGGTACGGGAACAAGAAGTACACCCCTCGGTCCTTCCACCGGTTCCTTGACGACGAGACTGAGGGCACCGACCTCTACTCGGTCACCCGCAACGAGGCGCGTGGAGGCCCGAACAACTCCACCGAGGGTCGTGCCCTCCCCACGAACAGTGAGGTCGAGCAGTTTGTCGAGGTGGTTGAGTTCTATGATCTCACACCGGGTCAGGACGCACTGGTCGTCTGGAGTCCTGACTACCAGAACGGAGACAAGTTTCTCTACAAGGGAGTCAAGGTACAGGTCGGCTCAAGCCTCGACACCGAGGTCGAGAACGCTGACGAAGGACAGACTGACGCGGAAATCGAGTCGGAGTCCATCACCTACACTGGGATCCCGTACCGCACGGCTTCCGGTCGCATCACGCCGCCCATCGTGCCCATGTACTTCACCACCGACCCCAACGTCCCGCTCAGGGGCTACAGCGCCCTTCGTCGGTCGCAGGACTACTGTACCGAGACGAACATTATCCGAACCTTCCAAGCAAACGCGATCCGCAAGTGCGCCCGCCAGTGGTTTGCCGAGAAGGGTCTGCTGACTCCCGACGACGCAGCCAAGCTCGCTATGGGAATCGACGGTGAGGTCATTGAGGTCGAACTGAGCAACGGTCAGACCCTCTCCGGGTCGTTCATGCCGGTCCCGCACTCCCCAACGCCACCCGAACTGGAACTGTATATCCGTCAGGTGGACAACGACTTCGGGCGCGGCTCCATCATGGCTCCCTTCACTCGTGGAGAAGCAACCAAGGCCACTGCAACTGAGGTCACAGCCCTTGCCGCGTACACGTCCAGTGAGGTCGGGAGGCACAGTCGCACTCGCGATGCAGCGATTTCTGATCTCGCTCGGGTCTACTCGGTCATGTTGTCATTGATCCTCGGTGACGCCACTGAGCCGCTGTACCTTGGACGGGAGCCGACCCTGCTGACCTCCGACGACCTTATCGCGGACTTCAAGTTCCACGCGACGGACGCCGGAAGCACCGCCATGGGTGACGCAGCCAAGCGTCGGTCCATCGTTGACCTGACCGTGCTCCTGACCAACCTCGGAGTCAGCCCACAGGCTATCCGAGAGGAGATCGTCAGGCTCTATGACCTCCCTGAGAGCTTCCTGAGTGAAGAACAGGGCGGGGCTGAGGCGGAAGCAGCAGGAGGCGCTGCACCACCCCCTGCGACTGCACCTGAGACACTGGAGCAGGCCGTTGCCGGTGGCGGCGTCAGCCCTGCGACGATCCAGCCAATGCTCCCCGGAGGTGTTTGATGCCCCTTTACACGCGAGAGTGTATGCGGTGTCAGGTCAGGTTCGACGTGCTCAAGAAAATGAGCAAGCGGGATGACCCCGTGCCCTGCAAGACCTGTAAGGGTGAAACCAGTCGTGGCGTGGAACTGATTGCCTCCACCCCGTCCGGTTGGGGTGACTCACGATGGTCCGGTCGGTTCGACAAGGGCTTGGGCATCACGCTCCGAGACAAGGCCCACCGTGACCGTGTGATGAAGGAACGGGGTCTGGTAGAGGACACCGTGACCGACCAGCGGAAACGTCTTGACCACGCCGTCAAGGACGCCAACGAACACGAACGCACCATGACCCGGTTCAAGTCTGAGCTTACCAAGGCAGACGGTGACCGTGGACTGGCTGTAGCCAACACCTTCCCCTCCACCCCATAGAGGTTTTCATGGAAAAGTCTGAAATCGAAATCGCCGTCCTCACCCCAGCCAAGGAAGCCGAGGGCATGATGGACGAAATGTTCACCAGTGCCGCACCCAAGGGTCGGTTCAGCAAGAGCGTGATGAACGCCCTTGTCCGGGTCTACCGGGACGCTCAGAAGGCGATGAACTTCCCCGAGGCCGAAATGTATCCCGAGTTCGGTGAGGACATCACCGAGTTCCCGCCCGAGTTCGTCCGTGGACTGGCGATGCTTGCCTCCGCTGCTGAGGACTACGGACAGCCGGACATCATCACCCTCGATGGCATCACCAAGGACGAAGACGTTGCCCGTCTCGCAGCCAAGGTCGAAGCCCTGCTTGCTGACTCCGAGTTCCTTGCGTTCCTCGACTCCCCCATGGAGGGAGGAGAGGAAGCCGTCGAGATGACCGAGGAAGGCCCCGACGACATGGAAGCCATGTTCGCTGAACGCGCTTGATCCCCAAACCCCAACAGAGGTTCACACCATGAACACCCCGAGCACGGCCCCTGCGGCCCTCGGAGAGAGCCGTCCCGCTCTCAACGCCCCCTCGCCCTCCGGTGGAGTCACAAGCCGACTGAAGGCCCGTGACGCCACCGAGAAGACCATCACCGACGAAGCCCACGAGAAGGACAACGCCCGCAAGGCGGAAGCCGAAGCAGCCGAGGCTCAGGAGACTGAGCGCAAGGCCAGCTTGTCGTGGGATGACTCCATTCGTGAGATGGAAGACTCCGCACCTCACCTTGCCAAGCTCGCCCGAGAGATGCGTGCCGACTACACCCGGAAGACCCAGACCCTCTCGGCTGAGAAGAAGCGGCTCGCCGCAGACAAGGAAGCCCTGCTGAAGTCTGGAACGCTTGACACGCTCCGCGCCAAAGCCAACGAGGAAGTCGGTGAGTTGAACCCGTTTGACGAGTCCTCCATCAGTGCCCGTATCGAGCGCGAGGTTGCCCGTAGACTGGCTGAAGCACTGGAGCCAATGGAGCGGGAGCACAAGCAAGCCGCCGCCCGTCAGAAGTACGACACGTTCCTCGACAAGCACCCTGACCTCAAGACCGACGAGGGAGTCCGCAAGGAAGTGTTTGAGGCGCTGAAGGCCAATCCCGGTCTTGACCTCCAGAGCGCGTACTACGCAACACGAGGTCGTCGGGCTTCCAGTCTGGAGACTCAGCGTGAGGCAACGAAGAAGGCCCACCAGAAGGCTGCACGAGCCGCCGCACTGACCGCTACTGGTCAGGGACGCCGTGCGGGCACCCCGACCCTCTCCAAGATCGACGCGAAGGACATGTCGGCTTGGGATATCTACCAGAACCTCAAGCGTCAGCAGTCCCGCTGATCCCAGCGGTAGTAAAGCGGTAGCTGTAGGTAGGTGAGGACTCCCCGCTTCGCGGGCACGAGCACCCCTCAACAGACCGGCCTACAGCCCCCTCCCGTGAGGGACACGCTTCGCTGACCGGGAACCCACTCCCCTTCATCAGCCTGTCCTTGACAGGAGGACCAAATGCCTACGACTTCCGGTGTTCAGGCGGACATTCTCGCCTCCACCCTCCGCATCCTGCGCGACAAGGAGGTTGACTCAACCTTCCGCGCTATCGCTCTCCTCGACGCCTGTGACCGCGCCGGGAACATTGTCCGTGAGAACGGCGGTTCCTACGTGGACGTTCCTCTCGTCCTGACCGACCACAGCCAAGTGACCCAGCTTTCGTCGGGTTATGAAGGTGTGAACCTCGCTGTGTCGGACGTTATGCGTACCGGTACTTCCTCGTGGTGTGACGCGGTGGCTCCCATCGTCATCACCACCAAGGAATCCCTCAGCAACAAGGGTGAGCGGGCACAGATTCGCATTGCCGAGACCCGCATGAAGCAGGTCATGGGGATGCTCCGACGCGAGATCAACAAGCAGATCGTCGCCGGAAACTCCACCATCCTGACCGACCTCAACACCCTGAACGGTGCTGTGGCTGGTGGCTTCCTTCACGCTGCGACCTACGGCACCCAGACGGGCACCGCACAGGGCGTGGACAAGGCTGCATTCCCCGAGTCCTACCAGAACCAGTTCATCGACGCTGGCGGAAACCTCTCCATCGCTGAGATGCAGGAGCTTCTGATCC